ATTTCTTTTGCGGAAGCAATGAAAACACAAAAAGAAAAAGCTGAAGCTAGATTTGCGCACTTAGACAAAGACTATATGAATGAGTTTGAGTCTAGAGTTAAAACAAGTTTAGATGCCGCTAAAGTCGCTCTTAAGACTGCAATAGATAGTGGAGACGTAGATGCACAAGTTGCTGCACAACAGCAAATTGCTTCATTGACAATGGACTCTGCTAGATTGCAAAGCTTAAAAAGTGCACAAGCACAAGTTAAAGAAAACGTAAGAAAAGTACCAGAAGTCAATATTACACCACAACAAACTCAGGGACAGGACGGAGTAGAAACCGATCCTAAAGCAGAAGCTTGGGCAACTAAAAATGCGTGGTTTGGTAATGATTCTGCGATGACTTACACTGCGTTCGATATACATAACAAGCTAGTCAAAGAGGAAGGGTACGATCCTAAATCTGACGAATATTATGCTGAAATAGACAAAAGAATAAGACTTGAATTTCCGCATAAATTTGGTAAGATGGAGTCAAATACAACTGAAAGAGAAGTTAAACCTACTCAAACAGTTGCTTCAGCTAGACGTCCAGCTACAACAGGACGCAAGAAAACTGTAAGACTCACACCTTCACAGGTAGCAATCGCTAAAAAATTAGGTGTGCCACTCGAAGATTACGCAAGACAATTGCAACTCACGAAGGAGGTATAATATGACAATTGATAAAACTTCTCGTGCGGGTCAAACTAGAGATAAAGAATCTCGAAAAAAAGTTTGGACTCCACCATCAAGTTTAGATGCACCCCCTGCGCCAGATGGCTTTAGGCACAGATGGATAAGAGCCGAAGTTCTTGGTCAAGAAGACGGCAAGAATATGTCGGGTAAAATAAGATCCGGATGGGAGCTCGTTAGAGCTGACGAATATCCAGATCACGATTTTCCCAGCATTGAAGACGGCAAGTATAAGGGAGTGATCGGAGTTGGTGGCCTAGTGTTGGCTAGGATACCGGAAGAGCTCGCAAAACAACGTGAAGCGTACTTTAATAAAAGAACGCAAGATCGTGATGAAGCTATAAACAACGAGCCTTTGAAGGATCAACATCCTAGTATGCCAATCAATAGTGAAAGGCAAACTAGAGTAACTTTTGGTGGCTCTAAGAAAAGTTAATTTTTTAACGATTCGCTGACCATCATACAATTAACCAATATGGAGAAAAACTATGGCAAATAAAGACGCAGCTTTTGGTTTAAAACCGATTGGTAAGATTGGTCAAAATGCTGACAACCAAGGTTTAACTGAATACTTGATCGCAGATAACTATGCGAGTTCAATTTATCAGGGAGACCCGGTTAAAGCAGTAGCAGGAGGAACTGTAGAAGTAGCTGCAGCAGAAAACACTAACTTAGTTGGTGTTTTTTGGGGTCAGTTTATAACTAAAGATCCAACTACTGGAAAACCAACTTACCGAAATTACTACACTCAAACGAATGTAGCTAATGGGGAAGAAATCAGAGCATTTGTATACGACGACCCTTACGAAAGGTTCGAGGTACAATCAAATAACGCAAGCGCTTCTGCTGCAACAGACGTGTTCGAATTAGCGGACATTGAATATACAGCAGGATCAACTATCAATGGCGTATCTAAAGTTGAATTAGACGATGCTTCTTTTGTAACAACTTCTGCACAATTGCAGGTAGTTGGTGTATCAAAAGATATCGAAAATAATGATTTAACTTCAGCAAACGTTAACTTTGTAGTTAGAATCAATGAGCACTTGTATAAACAAACTGTAGGAGTATAGGAGTATAAACTATGGCAATATCAAGACAACAACTAGTCAAAGAACTAGAGCCTGGGTTGAATGCACTATTCGGCCTAGAGTATAAAAGATACGAGAATCAGCACGTAGAAATCTATGATGCAGAAAATTCAGACAGAGCTTTTGAAGAAGAAGTAATGTTATCTGGATTTGCGAATGCAGCTGTTAAACCTGAAGGTTCAGCAGTGACATTTGACAATGCACAAGAAACTTTTACAAGCAGATACACTCACGAAACTATCGCTTTAGCGTTCGCGATTACTGAAGAAGCAATCGAGGACAACTTGTACGATAGAATTGCTACTAGATACACAAAAGCATTAGCTAGATCTATGGCAAACACTAAGCAAGTTAAAGCGGCTAACGTATTGAACAACGCTTTCAATACTAACTACTTAGGTGGGGATGGTTTAGAACTTTGTTCTACACTTCACCCTACTATAGCTGGCACATTCTCAAATGAATTGTCGACTTCAGCTGACTTAAACGAAACTTCATTAGAACAAGCATTGATTGACATCGCTGCTTTCACTGATGAAAGAGGTTTAAAAATTGCTGCTCAAGGTATGAAATTAATCATCCCTTCTGAGTTACAATTCACAGCTGAGAGATTAATGAAATCTCAAGGTAGAGTTGGTACAGCTGACAACGATGTAAATGCAATCGTGTCTAAAGGTATGATTCCACAAGGTTATGTGGTTAACAATTACCTAACTGACACTGATGCGTTCTTCATCAAAACAGACGTGCCAAACGGTATGAAAATGTTCACAAGATCACCTTTAAAAACAGCAATGGAAGGTGACTTTGACACTGGTAACGTTAGATACAAAGCTAGAGAAAGATACAGCTTCGGCTGGTCTGACCCTAGAGGTATCTTCGGATCACCAGGTGCGTAAGCACTGAATTAAAAGAGGCGGCCTAAAAACCGCCTCTTTTTTTATGCAAAAG